TTGCATTAAGATTTTGGAATGGTAAGAAATTTACAGCCTTAGCTGCAGCATCGAATGTAGTGGCCGCTAATGTTTCCTTACACCCCATCACATCAACGGACGCAGTCAATTCAGCGTCGCCGCCGAATTTAAAGCCTAATTTACTGATTCGCACACCTGCGAATTGTTGGAATACGTTAACATCAGGATAGCCCTGTTCAATAGTTAACGACGGCATTGTGTTGCCGATTTTAAACACATGCTCTGACTTCTTATTTGGCGCTTGGCCAGTTGTATTAGAAGTCGGTTGACCAAATGCAGCTTTTAACCAGTATCCGATGTCGATTACACCAACAGGTACGGTTAAACTACCGGACGTGTCGATGTTGCCACGGAATGGCGCTGCTGGATTACGATCACCACGGATTACTGTGGAGTCGTTTAAGTTCTGGCTAGCTTTTACAGAACTAGAAATAATCGGAGTGATGACACCGCCAGTAGTTGGCGTTGTACCAAAATCCGCCTCAAACGCAATCGCCACATGGGACTGAGAGCCCTGCGCACGTTTTGCTGTTGCCATATGCATTTCCTCCTTTAATATTCAATATTCCCGCCGATTACATGCGGAATTTCTATAGTAGCTGTTAAACGTCCAGTGAACACCGGGCGCCAATTCATTGAGTCTAATTCATAATCAATGCCGATTACCGGAAACGCTGGATTTACCTTACAAATGCATTCGATGATTAACTGTCCTAGGTTATCCGATTCTAGCGCTCCGTCGTATCGAATAATATTCTTAACGCGAGTTGCACCTTTATGGACGATACCCCATACAATCATTAACGAGTATGTGTAGGTATCAGCAAGCCCTTCGTTCTTATTACTCGGTAGTAATATGATGCAAGGGCAATCTTCTTCGAGCGGTGCATCAACATCGTCGTAGCCGACATACAGTTGCGCCGGCTTTCCGTATTTGTCATTGCAAAATTTAGTCAACGCTTCATCATTCGCTAGGGCTTCAGCCCAACGTTCAACGATGCGCGACAGTGGAATTGTCTGTTGCATCAAATCACCTTACCTTATAGTTACGTCGAGATGCGGATTGTGCAGCTGGACCATAAATAGCGTAGTCGCCTATCTTATTTTCGATATAAGGTTTCAATTTAGGCTGTAACGCTGCTTTCATAGGTCCATAAGTATGACGTGGCTGAATTTTGAACATCGATTTACCCTTAGGCAATGGTACGCCTGCAGCAAATAACTTCTTGCGCATAGGCTCCGTAATCTGCTTGGTGTATCCTTCCTCGATACGTTCACCTAACCGTTTAGCCGAATTAGATAACCACCCAACTCGGACGGATTGCTTGCCCTTGTCATATTGGTATCCAACTGCATTCGACAACTTACCTAGAGGACTGTATCCGATTGTCCTGGCGCTAATGCCCATATCAAGTAAGGCATTTCGCGATTTAGAGCCCCAGGCCTCTCGTTCAGCTCGTCCTCCACTTTGGTATGCTTTGCGAAGTTTAGCACCGAATGCTGACTCAAACGCAGCCCGGCGAGCCGGTGCCATGAAATTGGGATACCTACGTCCACCAGGTGCACCAGACCGAATGCCCTGCTTAATTTCCTTTTGCATCATCCACCCTGTGGATTTTAACGCTTTACGCATCCAGTCCGGTTTGGTTTCCGCGATGAAATTCAGATACGGTGTGGCTGTGTCTGTAATCGTAATAGGTTCATTACTCACGGTCTCACCGCCCTCACGTTATGGACGATTTCAAGGCAATACATCGTACCGTCAAAGTTGGAAATGTGATCAACGTACCATTTCTCGCCATTGATATACACTTCGTCTTTTGACCGAGGTTCGGGAACATCCTTAGCACGCACCCAAATTTGAGCCTTGTCGGCTAGTGCTTTGTCGACGAACCCGGATCCCTTACCGTCATATTCACCGATTTCTACACTTGCCTTTATGGACTGACCTTTGTAAGTAATCTTTTCGCCGAATACAGATAGTAACGCTTTATCATCATATTTCAGCATTGGTTTTACCTCATAAAAAGTAAAGCGCCCAAAAAGGGCGCTTTGTAATTATTTACGCAGTAGGTTGTAACAACATTACTGTCACAGTTTCCTGTGTAGCCGTCTTAGGTTCTACAGCTATGCCGAGAACTTTACCACCGGTTTTTACTGCTTTGTCTGTTAAAAATTGAACTAAATCACCAACAGCGTAAGTATCCGCTTTGTTAGCAGCTACTTTAAATACGCCTGTTACTTTTACAGCACCGACTTCACCTTTAGCAATATCAGTAATTGCAACACCGTGGAGTTTACCAACTTCTACAATGTCGCCTACTTTAACTGCAGCAGTCGCAACGAAGTTGATACGATCTGTTTCCATTACGAATTGTGTCATCATATAAGTTACCCCCTAATTATTTACCAGCATTTTTATAAAGACCACGGAAGTCAATAGCGTCAACACCAACATCAAATGCTACTTTATACTCAATACCGTCAACATCAAAGCCTTGACGTGTTTCAAGACGTGGAGTTTCAACACCATTTAAGTACGTTACTTCAATAGTGTCATGTTGACTTGCATCGGCTACTAGATACCATGCAGTAGTGTCTGTCAATTCAGGATCAGATACTACAACAAAGCGACCTTTATAAGGGTTAACTACGCCGGAGTTTGTACCGTCTACTGCTGCAGTAGAGTTAACGATTTGGTATGCAGTCATTTCGAGTTCTGGAGGAACTACCAAGTATTTAGGTGTGATGTTTAAATTAGCATCATCAGTAATACCTTTTTGACGACGCATAGCAGTAATTGCTTTCGCCAAAGATGTAACGGATAACGCCTCTGCTGTTTTCGCTACGTTTCCGTGTTTATCATCAAATAAGGCTACGTTATCTTGCATTTTAACTGTACCAGTTAATTGAGCATACACCATTTTGTTTACCAGGCGTTTTGCAGCGGAACCGTATTTAGTAGCAATTTTAGAGAATAAACCCAAGTCGTCATTAATAATAGCTTGACGAGTCAAGCTGAAGATTTTACCGTAGGTAGCTACTTTAGTACGAGCGGATGCCTCACCGAATACATCTTGTGGGAATTGACCGCCTTCTGGTACTAATTCTAAGTTGCCCGCTTCAGACAATGCGTAACGTGCTGCTTCTTTGAAGTCACGGTTAGAGCCTTTGCCTGTCCAGATTTGGAATGTAGTTTCAGCTTCGTTAAAACCATTCATCACAGATTTATTGGCCAAGTTAGACATGATAGCAGGGAATGTAGATGTGGAGTTAATAGCCGCACGTGCCATTTCCATGTTATCACCAAAGTTAGCTTTAGTATCACATTCACGTCGTAAGGACTCACGAGCTAACTCAATCAAGGAGTAGCCGCGCAATTCACTAGCACCTGGTGCCGGTTCTGTTACAGGCAAGCCTGCTGCCATTAATACTGCGTCTTGTGCTGCTGCACGGAATTTATCAGCTTCCGCTTCACCCATTGTTACGGATACACCTTTGTTACGTGCACGTAATTGGTCCATTACCATCGCGCGAGCTTCGTCAACGGATACACCCATTACGATTGCTTCATCCGCACCTTCTACATCGAAGTCACGGAACAATGCAGTAATTTCGGAAGTACGTTTACGTTCTTGTTCCATTGCTTTCGCAAGGTCTGCTTTTGTGATACCAGTTTCAACTGGTTCTGTAGATTTCATATCTTCAGTTTTTAAAACTTCTTTTTCATCCATACTCTTTTCTTCCTCCTGTGTGTCAATACTTGTATGAATTTCTTCAGCGCTTCGTCCTACCCCTACAGTTATATCGGCAGGAACAGATGCAATACTGATTTCTAAAGCTTCCCAATCTGTGACTACATACGTATCGGGGCCCTTGAATCTGCCATTACTGGATACAGAATCTTTGTCGTCGAGTACTTCATATCGCTTAATAGAATACCCAACGCTTACCCCTTGTAGTGTTCCCGATTGTACCTTTTTAAATATTGTATCGGATTGTTCATCTTCGTCGAAACGCAC